ATTATCCGGTGCGGTGTAGCCGGAAGCGGCAAGTCGGGTGTTGACTTGCGTGTTGGAGGCCGGATCGCTCGGCAAGTTGTCGGTCTTGGCCTTAATTGCCGTCACATTGGCATCGCTCGCCGTGTTGACGGTGAACGAGAACGCCGAGAGTGTCCTAGTCGTTGCAGACCAGATAGCCGTCACGAGACCATTGAGCGTGTCGAGATACCCCGCACGGGTCGCGGTGTAGCCGAGTGCGGTCAGGCCAGTTGTGTCTCCTGCTGGCGCGGGGGATGCGGGAAGGTTGTCCGTTTTGGCCTTAATCGCCGCGATGGGGGTCGCGTCGTTCGTGGAGACCGTGAACGAGAACGCGGAGAGCGTCCTAGTCGCCGCCGACCAGATGGCAGAGACAAGCCCGTTGAGGGTGTCAAGGTATCCTGCACGGGTGGTCGTATATCCCTGCGCTGTGAGGGCTGATTGCACAGCGGCGGCGGTCAGGACTGCGGTTCCGGTCGTGTTGTCCACGTTGACCCCAGAGGCGACCGATGAAGCGGCGGGGACGTAGCAAGTGCCTGTGAGGCCAGACCCGAAAGAAACGCCGTATCGGACATCCGAGGCGGCGGGGTTGCCGAAATAGCTGAAATCGGAGGTGTAAAGGGTCAGGTAGGTCGATGAGCCATCCAATGCCTTGCGGTATTGCATCAAGCTCGGAGTTGTTCCGATTTTGTATTTGGAACAACATACGGCGGCGGTTCCGTTTACGTGATCATATTGGGAGCCTTGAAGGGTTATTGCATTTGATAAAGTGCTTGGTGCGTAAATTGCGTTTGAAAGTGATGAAGCATTAAAAGTTGTATTGGTTATTGAACACGTTCCATATGAGCTATTTTGAACGCCTGGCCCGTTATTTGATGAGGTTCCTCCGCCCGTAATAGTGCATCCTGACATCGTAAGATTGCCAGATGCATTGTTGTTAACAATTGCCTGATAATTTGCGCTTCCCGATATGGTGCTTCCGGTAATTGTAATAGAGCCACCTGCAATATTTACTATGGAAGAGTAACTTGCCGAAGAAATTGTGCAGGAAGAAAAGGAGGCCGATCCTGCCGCGTTATTATTAAAGCTATATGAATATCCCGTATTGCTAAAACTGCTGGTTGATATACTGATGTTTGCCGTTGAGTTGTTGTTAATGCCGATTGCATTTGTTCCCGTTCCACCAGAAAGATTGACCCCGCTCATGGTGAGCGTCCCAGCGGTGGCGTTGTTGTTTAACCCATAGGAATTCGATGCAATTCCTCCGATTATGTTCAGCGGAGTCCACGTCACGTTTGCCGATCCGGTGAGCGTCACGCACGTTGTCGTTCCGGCACGGATGTCTGCCGCGAGCGTGTAGGCCGTCGTGATCGAAAACCCTCCGCCCGCGACCGCTGATCCCGCCGCTGCTGTGGTCAGCGTGGCGAGAGCCGTTGCCGTTCCCGTTCCCGATCCTGCTCCCGTGGCCTGAAAGACAATCCCGACCGTGTTGGCAGAGGCCCCGATTCCGGTGAAGCTCGTCGTGCCGACAGTCGTGATCTGATACCAGCATCCCGTGACGAATGATCCGGCGTTCACGCTGGGATTATTCGCCCCGCCGATCGTGACGTTTTGGTCAATCGTCACCGTGTAGCCATTCGCCACGACCGTATCGCCATTTCCGGGCACGGAGGCTCCGCCGTTCCACGTTCCGACGGCGGACCAGTTTCCCGAGGCAACAGCGTAGCGGAGGGCCATGACTAGAATCCTTTGGCTTCGCGGTAGGCGGCGAGAGCCGAGTTGATGGCGGTGATGAAGGCCTCATCGGGTGAGCCTGCCTGCACCCCAGCGGAAGCGAGATTGATTGCCATCGGAACTGCCCCCTCGGTCTGCGGGATGACCGAGAGTGCGTAGCTGGAGGAGCCGTCAGGCTGGAGCGAGTAAGCGAGGGAGATTTGTTCAGGTGTCATGTGAGGACTTTGCTGGTTAAGGTTGATCCGGAGTAAGAGAAGGTGATCGTGTTGAGCGTGGCCCCGCTCGGGTCTTTCAGAACCTTGGAAGTCAAAAGACCTCCGCTGTAGTTGTAGGCGATCGTGTTGGTGATCGTTCCCGAGGCCCCGCCGCTCTTAAGCGTGAAGAGGGTGAGGACGCCGCCGCTGAAAGTCGGGATCGAGGTGTCGAATGTGGAGACCGAAAAGCCTTGGAAAACTTGTTTGGCAATCCCCGTGATGGTGCTGGCGGGTTGAGTCCCCGTGTGGTTCGCCCTCTGGATCGCGTAGGCTTGTGCCGATGCCGCCGCTCCGGCTGAATCAAATGCCGTCGAGTTCTGCGTCGCCGCTGTGCCGAGGCCTGTAATCTGCGAGGCCGAAAGCGTTAGCGGGTCACTTCCTGCTGATGCGTGGGTTGAAGCGTGTGCGGAAGGAGTAAAGCTCGACGGCTTGCCCGTAATGATTCCCCACGAAACGCTAGTAAGGTAGTTCTGGGCCATTACCCATGATTGGGTCGCATAGCCAGTTAGCGCGGTCGTGATGGCGGAGGAAACTTGTGCCGCTGTCTGGTAGATGCTCGAAAGGGCCGCAATCGCGGTGTCGGTGTAGCTTTTTGAGTTAGCCTGTGCTGATGTTGCCGCGCCCGCCGAGTCAAAGTCACTTGCGGCATGGGTGGATGCCGTGCCGAGTCCGAGGGCGGCAATAGCGGAGGAAATCGCCGACGAGACCCACGATTGCGTGGCATAGTTCTGTGCCGTCACCCATGCGGTCGTTGCGTAGCTGGCGAGCGTGGAGGCCAGCGCGGAGACGGCGCGAGCGGCGGTGAAGTAGAGGTTGACCGAGCCTTCCGTCACCGAGTCGGTCGATCCCGGCGAGGGGCTGATCTCGACGTAGGTGCTGCCCGACCAGCGGTAGATTTTGTTGGTGTCTTTGGTGACGTAGATCGTTCCGGTGGCCCCCGTCGCGGGAAGGGCGGAGAAGCTGGCAAACTCCTCCACCAGATCCATGTAGGAGGGGAGTTGGGCGGAGGGAATGCGCGAGTCGCTTCCAAGGGTGGCGACACCATTGGCGGCTCCCTTTTGGGTCAGGGGGATGGATGCGGAGGCGGCGGCTGCTGCGCTCCCAGCCGGATCAAATGCGGAAGGGTCTTGGAGTGCCGTATCAGCCTTGGCCCCCTGTGCTGCCGTGGCAAAGTCGCTTTCGGGATGAGTGCTGGCGGAACCGAGTCCCAGCGAGGAAATCGCGTTGGAAATCGCGGTGCTGACCCATGACTGCGTGGCGTAGGTAGTGAGGGCGGACGCAATCTGCGAGGCCACCTGTGAGGCGGTCTGATAGACGGAGGAGAGGGCGGCGATGGCCGTATCCAGCGCGGAAGGGCTAACAGGGGCAAAACCAAGGGCGGAAGAGATGTTGGCGGATGTGACGGAGGCGTCGGAACCTTTAAGTGACGCAAGCCAGTCCTGGACGCTTCCGGTGAAACCATTCTGAACCGCAATCAGGTAAGCATTTTTCCCTCCCAGGGTATCCCGGTACTGCGTTCCGTCCCATCGGTAGAAGATCCCCGAATCGGTAGCAAGATAGAGAACAACGATACTCCCGGCTGTCGGGAAGTCGGACAGGCTAGGATACTGAAGTGTTACCGGGAAAAGGTAGCGCCGGATGAGATCTTCCGATTCGAGGATCAAATCGGAAGACTGTTGACCCAAGCGATCCGCTAGATCGGATGATTGAGACACCGACCTTAATCCAGATTGTGCAATCCTGTTGTCGGATACGGAATTCATTGCTCCTCCTTCGTCGGGATTGTGGGCATCATTGGGTAAAAAGGACAGCAAAAAGCAGCGAATCGCTGTCAATAACCCCAAGGGGTTCCGATGGATGCCCCCGTGACCGCCATATCTTGGGGAAGTTTCTTGATCCGGTTGGCGATGATGTTCTGGCAATTCTGCCGGACATCCACCTTGCTCTTGGGATCTTTCCAGAGCGGGGAATAGGTCAAGGCCTCTTCGCACAAGGGGATCAGCAGAGGGGCCCAAGCATCGGCGACTGGAAGGGATGCCCCCGAGATGAGATCGCTTGCCGAAATAGACGCGGCGGAAATTTCAGCCTCAAACCGGACAATCGTATCAATAATGGGGGCCGGGTGGATGCGTAACAGAGCTACGGTGTTCCCTCCCGCGATGATGGCGGTGGGCTCGATGCGGTAGAATTCTCCGTCATCCCTGGGCTGGATCCATGGACCCCATAGCCTCCTCCAGGGAAGCATGGACGTATGGCGCTTCAACACTCTCCCATTCGGGTAAGCATTGGAGTAGGCCCGCACGTCGCTGGTCAGCCTCTCAATGGTTACGGGAAGGGGCTGGGAATCGAAAAGCACCTGGGCGGTTCCGGTGAGGGTGGGGGAAATCCATTGATCCAACAGGGAGGAAACCCCAACAATCTCGTTAGTGCTGGGCATTCCCTGGATATTGACGCCGCAACCATACCAGGAAGCATCAAACGGGGTTCCTACCAGGTCGGTCGAGTATTGCGACGTTGCCTGTAGTCCGAGCGTCACCGGCGCGCGAAATGTTGCCGAAAAGGTCGTTCTTTTCAGGTGAGCCGGCGCCTCTGTGAAGAAAAGGTGCAGCCCGCTATTGATGGCATTGAGGACATCAAAGAGAGCGTCTGATTCCAGATTGCTTGAATCCGGAACGTCTAGGTGACGCGCTATGGATCGGGAAAGTTGTGTTGTGTTCATTGCTGCTGTTGGCGAGGTTGGGCTTCAGCCTTGAGTTCCGCATTCACTTTGTAAGCTCCTCCCGGGCGGGGGTCGGCCAATCCAAGAAGCGTCAGCGCTTTTAGGTAATCGCGCTCGATCATGTGGTATCCCTCCTGCTTCCTGGCGTAGAGGTCGCAAGAAGTGACATTCATCCGAACAAGCGGTCGCAGGACCGTTTCATGGTATTTGTGAGGGACTGGCGGAACGGGGGATGTTCCGGTGAGATCTGAAGCAGAATAAGCCGGCGGATCATTGATCACGTTCAGGGTTAGGGTGTCCGCGGAAGCCGGAGCTGGGACGACGTAGAAATTGATTTCTGTCGCATCGGGGCCCGCGTCGTTCCGGAGCGTTTCCACAAAGTAGGCAATCGGCGAAGCGTTCGGGATTGATCCCGAGATTCCGAGGAATGTTTGCCCGAACTTGTCGTAGTCGGTCCGGCTCTTGAGCGCAAACAGAGTCGTCCCGTCAGAGCGCCTCACCGGCTCCAGGATTTGTTGCACCGGCTCCGGCAGGGAATAGGAGGCAACGCCCGCGGACAGCGAAAGAGAGAGTGGCTCGCGGGCATAGAAATCCTCCCCTGCAAGCTGCATGAGCTGGAGGGCCTGGTTAATGTCGGAAAGGACGTGATCCCGCACCTCTTGGGGGACCACGGAGGCATTGTACACGCCAAGAAGCGCCATGCCGTCATTGTAAAGGTCTAGGATGGTGAGGCTCATGTGGATGAAGTTGTGGGGACCGTCTGGATGATCGGGACGCTGAATTGGATATTTCCGCCGGCATCTTCTATGACAACAGAGGATCCCGAGTGGGTGTTGGATCTCGTGGAGCTTGAATTGCCTGTTTCCTGGCGATTCTCTGCTCCGGATGAATTGCGCGTGTTGGAACTGGTCTCCGTCCCCGACCTGGTTTCCGTCCCGGATGAATTGCGACTGGAATTTGAATTCCTATTTTCGTTCCGGTTCTCGTTAGAACTGGAGTTCCTGTTGGAATTCTCGTTCCTGTTTTCGTTCCTGTTCTCGCTGGAGTTGGAATTGGTGCTGCTGTTTTCAGAGCCTCCGGTTTGATACCATGTATAGCGATTCATGCGATCAAGTGTTGGAGGTTAGCTGCGTGTAATTGATGGTCCTTCCGCCGACATTACTTCCGGTGGAGGTTGAGGAAGAGCTTGAGGTACTCGTCCCTGATGAAGACCCCGATTCTGAAGAGGATGAGGAGCCCGTTGACGAGCTGCTGCCCGATTCTGATCCGGATTCGGACGAAGTATTGCTCCCCGAGCTGGTATTAGATCCCGAGCTTGATCCTGATTCCGAGTTGGTGCTGGATCCCGAGCTGGAGCTGGAATTTGAGGATGATTCCGTACCACTATCTGTCTCCGAGGTCGTGGTGGTCTGGATCATCGTCTCCCCGTCAATAATGCTCGTGTATTGGAAATCGACCTGTTTGGGCATCTGAAGGATCACGCCCGCCTCCAGGGCAGCCAAGAGGCCTGCATTCACGTTGGCGATTTCCGCCGCGATGAATGCAGGAACTTGCGAGGATTTAAGGCGCGTGGGCATTTCAGATTGTGGTCAGGAGGGTTTTGGGCGGCCTGCCTCGCGGCCGTTTGACTTCAGCCTCCGCAGCGGCCACGGGGATTTCCTCTGATTGCTGGACTTCCTCCTGCGGGAGATCTGCGCTTTCGGCTTCAGTTTCCGAGGGGGAGGCGGGCTCCTCTGCGGGATCAGGGATCTCGACCTGGACAACACGGATGCGGCCACCGATGCCGTAGAGCATCATTTGATCCAGGGCTTGTAGGGCCTCGTTGACGCTGCGGCCGAGTTCTTCGGCGTCGGTGATGATGCGGCCCTTCCAGACAAGGTACTGATGTTCCTGGTTGTAGAGAAATTCCCCCACCTTCGGGAGGGAGAACCTGGTCTTGTAGTTAAGGCAGACGAGATTTGCTTTCATTGGGAAAAAAGGGGCTAGGGGATCGGGAAATAGGGAATCTTGATTCTTGGGGAGAGAACACCGGTTGCCCCACCGAAGCAGGGCAACCGGGTCTTTCTCGTCCCCTAGAAATCAGACGATGGTCGGGAGCGGGATCCCGGCGTACTGGATGGCATGACGCAGGCGCATCACGGCGGGAACGCGGCCGAGGCGATCCTTGCGGAGGGCCTGACCGAACACGCTCATGATGTAGCGCTGCATGATGAACCCACCTTCGAGGTCCTGCTGGGCGCGCTGGTTGCGGTACTTGCCGTAACCGCGATACGCGGCGCGCTTGCCGAGCATCAGGGTGTCACCGAACACCTGCCCATTGGCGTTGCAAGGGAAGATGAGGGCGCCGACCGGATGGGTCTGCGTGGTGATGTTGGTCCACACGCCCTGGCCCCAGGTGACATTACCGATGGTCGTCTTGGCGATACCGCTGGCGGTCGGGGCAAGCTGCCCTGTGACCGTGATGGTATTGCCGTTGTTGCCCGTGGTGTAGCTGTAGATGCCGATCTTGTTAGGATCGGTCGGAGCGTTGGGCGGGTTGACGATCAGGAAGTAATGGGTGTCGCTGTCCTGGGTGAGGTTGGTGGTTCCGCCGGCCGTGGGGTCGGTGTTGCCGATGAAGGAGTAGGCGAAATTCGGGAAGTACTTGAAGTACAGGATCGTCGAATCCGCTGCGGCCGCGGCATTGCCTCCACCATAGACAGCGAAGGGCGCGGTCTGCGGGGTGATGGCGACACCGAGGGTGGCCTTCGGGTTGAGGGGGCTGCCGATTGCACCCTGTCCATCGTGGTCGATGGGGGTGTATTCGGTGATGATGTGACCCTTGGGAGCTGCATAGCCGCCCTCGAAGAGGAGCTTTGCATACTTCTCGGCCTTGGTCTGGGCGAGGAGGCTCTTGTAGTTCGGGTCCATATCCAGGGAGTAGAGGGCATCGGAAGTACCGACGACCACGTTGCGGAACACGGGGGTTCCGTTCTCCATGGCTCCGACCTGTGCCGGGAGGCCGCCCTTGGACTTCATCTGCGTTCCCATGGTGATGATCTCATCCCAGGAGAGGCTGTCGGCGGACTTGAGGGTGTCCAGCGTCTTGCCGTTGGCGTAGATGACGTTCTCGGAGGGAAGCTGCTCGCGGAACATCATGAAGAGCTGCTCGCTCTTGAGGCGTCCGGCCCATGCTCCCTGCTGGGTATTGAAGCCGGAGATGATCTCTCCGCGCATACCCATGAGTTCCTCCAGGCGCTCGTCGAACGAAACGCCGTGGCGGACCCAATCCACGAAGAGTTCGTGGGATCCGATACGGAATTGCTCGAAGTCGGTCTGGTTCTCGAAAACCTGATCGCCGATATGGGGCTCCTTGTAGAAGCCGCTGCCGACGGTGAAGGTGATCTTCTGTCCCTTTCCTTTGGAGAGATCGGTCTTCTCCCAGATTACGGAGTCAGGGCCTCCTTCCATCTCCGAGAAGAAGTCATTGGTCTGCTCGAAGGTGTCGATTCCCTGCTGCCACAGATGACGGACCGAATTGGCGTCCATCGACGCCAGGCTGGTTCCGCCCATTGCGGGTGCGATGTCATAGCTCATAGTGTTGGTTCCTTGCTTGATTTCGGAACCGACACGTCCTCACCCCTGCCGGCCGCGTTTGCGGCCGAGACAATGCCTCTACACGTTAGCGCCTAGTGATCTGGCGATTTTCGCGTAGTCGTAAGCATTGCGGATTTTCCCAAGGCTGATTTGCGCCGGTCCCTGTTGGGTTGTGCGATCCCCTGCCGAAGCAACGGGGGCCGCTGGGTGGGAACGACGCACCGCCGACTGCTGGACTGCCTGCGGCCTTGGGGTGCCTTGCGTGGATGATTTGAGAGAAGATTTGCCCTTCGCCTGGGAAAGGGGTGCGATGCCTAGCTCGTTGGCTGCCATCTGGTACACCTTGAAGGGGGCGTCGGCGTCATGGATGAGGGGATTGTTGGTCCCCTGCATGGCCGTCCAGATTTCGGTCGCCTTCTGGTGGATCGCGTGATCCTTGTCAGTGGCTACCGGGTAAATATCCATTGCCCGCTGGCGGGATGCCTCGACGCCGCGGTTGAACTGGGCCTCTTCGCGGGAAATCCTGGCCGTGGCCTCCTGGTCCAACCTGGCTTTTTCCTCGCGGAGATTGAACGCGTCCCGCTGAAGCCGTAGGGCCGTCTTCACGTCCAGGTCTTCCGCGGCCTTTTCGGCTTCCGCCTCCTTGGCTGCGATCTCTGCGTCGATCTGCTCGACGGTCCTGGTGGGTGCTTCCGGCTCCTGCCTCGACGACTGCGATTCGCTGCCAACCTCGACGCCATACTTGGCGTTGATTCGGCGCTCTGCCTCTGCAAGGGAGATTTCCTTGCCCTGGTCTTTCAGCTCCTTCACCAGGAGGATTGCCTCCTGCTGTCGGGTGTCCAGGCTGGAGAGGCGCGGGCGGAATTCCTTGCGCGTCTGCTGGGGCTCGTCCTGGGGCTCCTGTTCGGTGGCCTCGGGCTGCTCGGTATCCTGGGTGGGCTCCGGCTCCGTTGTCGGCTCCTCCGAGGGCGGGTTTTCCCCTGCCTCTACGGGCGTCGGCTCGGGTGCGGGCTTCAAGGCTTCCGCGAGCATCTTCTCATAATCAGCCACGCTAGACACCCCGCGGCTGCTGGTGGGCAGCGGTTCGGAGATGGTCGTCGTGTTTGCTGTTTCGGAAGCCGGAGCCTCCGGCGCTACCTGGGGGGTAACATCGGGGGTCGCTTCCGCCGTCGGGGTGTTCTGGCTTTCGGCTTGCGCCTGATTGTCAGCGGTCATGGCGTAGCCATTAGGGCGGCAGCGATTCGCTGTCAAGTCTGAATTGACAAAAAAGGATCGGGGTGGTCTTTTTGCCTGGTGGACAACACCGAGGTAAATCTACTGCGAACACGCGTTGAGCAACTAGAGCGGATGCTGTCCGGCCTCAATGAGGTTCAGGTCGTGGATTGGTTTGGGAATAGCTTCAACGTGCTTGGAAAGCAAATGGGCGGACCGGCCTACACGGGACCAGGAAATGTTCCGTTCCAGGTCTATACCCAGGCCATGGGAAGCGGGAACACGACGGATCCTGCGACGATTCAATACGGAGTTCCCTATAACAGCCAACTCCAGCGAAGCCTCACTCCCAATAGCACCGTCACCATTGAGGGACTGCTTACCGAGGAAAACCCAGACAGCGCTGATGCTGGTTGGTTTAGCATGAATTCCGATGGGAATATCTGGCTGGAAATCAATTTTGATGGGGGAGCGGTTACGACGGCGAGCATCGAGCATGGAACGGATTTTAATTTGACCCTCCCGGCCTGGAGAAATGGCGCCTACGTTGAAAACGACGGAGCAACGAACCCGACGCAAACGCTGGCCCGCCTCCTGATCGCAACCGTTGAAAGCGGGAACCTGACGCAGGTTGCCTCCCCCGGGAACTATGTCATGCGGAATATCTGTATCAACGGGCAGGCTGCGCTTTATCCCCTTCACGCATGAGCGACCTCCTCTACACCGACGGGCTTCTCCCATTCTGCATCAGGGAGAAGAATGAGCTTGGGGAGCCATTTCAGCAATGGGATGGAGTAACTCTTTGTGCCGGAACATGGCCTCTATTTGATCAGGAGACAGTTCAATCCGGAAGTTCCTCGCAATACGTTACCGTCTATGGGCCAAGATCAAGGTACTGCGTGAAGCTTAATAGATTTCAATTAATGGATCTATACTGGAATTGGAAGGCATTTACTACCACCCTCGGATGCACTCCTTCTGACATCTCGATAAGCATAAACACCTCCGGATCAGAACAGATATACTGGGCTGACTCTATGGAATATGTTGAAGGCACGGGGCCGTATATTGACTCCATTCAGTCAACGGGAAGCCAGGGGCAAATCCAACTGGGCATTTATGATTTCAGACCGCAGACCGCAGACGACTTTGATTTCACGAGAAATCAGCAATCTACCATCTGCAATTCGGAATCTTTTTCGAAAAGCTACGTTTGGTGGGGAATGAATTATCATGAAGAATCTCAAACGACAGACTTTTTAACGGGAGATATTACTTCATCTTCAAGAGACTATAACGATGGGCTATACGGTTCTAACGGAAATAGCGGATTCAGTTTAGACTTTATGGGGGTGGGAGGATTTTACATCTCCCCCCACGACTCCGCTTTTGGGGACTTTATCAAAATTTCTGAGGATGAGTATTGGATGTCCCCCAAAATCCCTTATTCTTTGCAGTTCGCGGAAAACTACGGTCCTGGCCTAAATTATATTAGAGGCGGAGCAAGTTTTAATTGCCTCTTTTCCACTGACGACTGGATAAGAAACCTTCAGGCCGATGGAACCAATGGCAATCACTGGGAATCATTCCCTGTTTCCTTTAAGTTTTCGGATGGGAGCATTGCGTCAGGAGAGAAACTCATGATCGTGAATGTCGCTAAAAACTATTACAGGTATCTTGTCGGTCCAGATTCAGGAAGCAATGGGCAGCAGGCTACAATCTATGAGGGGTTATCGGATCATTACTCTCATTCGATTACTGAAAATGTTCACTATCTAGACGGGATTACATGGGTTGATAGCACAGCGACATTTGGCTGCGATGTTACCTTCAGCTCTCTTCCGTATTTGAAAATAGAAGTTTCCGACACTTTCTATTACTAAACTAAAACCTTTAGACCTCTTCCTGCAAATTCAGGATGCTTTTACAGCCGGCAGCATCTTCTTCTGTCATCCTGGCAATAGACTTCAAGGTTGCCAGGATGGCGCGCTCTTTCCCGATGTCGGATTCAGGCGTACGCTCATCGAGGATCTTCTCCTCCTGCGCCCGGATCTTCTCCTTTAGCCGGCGAAGGAAGTAGTGCTGGAAAGGGCGTGAGGCGCGGAGGGCGAGAATAGCCTCCATGTCTTCAAACGCGCGCGATTTGCTCTCACTGGTCGATGCATCATCCGCCTCGTCCTTCTGGTGGTAGTTTTCCTCACTCATGATTGCGGCTGCCCCTGTGGCTGTGGCTGCCCCGGCGCTCCTTGTGGGGGCTGTTGCGGTTGCATAGCGGCAGGATCCAGGGGCTCGATGATCGTATCAGGCTGGGCTACCCGGAGGGCCTTCAATCGTTGCTGGGCGTAAGCCTTGGTCCGCTCCTGCAAGGGGAGGGGACGGTTATAGTAACTGTCAATCACGCTGTCGGCGGTATTGCCGGCCTCAAGAATCTGGCGGTCCCTCTGCTGGGTAATGGAAAGCTGGACGTGCAAGGCGAGATCCCTGACTTCATCGGGATCCAGGGTGAGGATGTCTTGGGCATCGCCGTTGAAGTAGGTGAAAATCTGCTGGGTATCCAGGTTGGAGAAAATGCTATCGACGACGGCCCGAAGGGCTGCCTGGACTCCCGGGTAAAGGCGAAGCAGGAACATCGTGAAGAGTTCCTGTCCGCTCGTTGCCACCTCGTTAATGCCGGTAGCCGTGTTGGCAGCGGGCAGGCCGCTAATCTGCTGATCAGCGCCATTTACGACTCCGCTTTTCACCTGCATGAGCTGCATGAAGAGTTCGATCAGGTCCTTCAGTTCTTCACTATTTTCCGGCAACTGGACATACGAGAGGGCATCGGTCGCCTTGTAGCCTTCTCTCAAAGTGTAGGTGGTCCCTTGATTGAGCTTCAGGGCCGGATCGCGGGCGCCCTCCATCGTCGCCCATGGGGACCAGAACGTGACGCGCCCGCTGGCTCCATCGCGGAAGTTCCGGCGGTTGATCTGAAGGTCGATGAATTCCTGTTCCGGCTCGAAATATTCCATCGCGCCCATGCCATACCAGCGGCCATCAACTCCGATCGGGCGGATGACTTCGAAGGGCCGGAGGCCGCGGAGCGTGACGTTGGCCGTGTACTCGTAGAAAATCGGGGTGCGGGTGCGACGATCCACGATCAGCATGATCTCTTCCTGCTGGCCGTCTCCATCGGCATCGTAGGTGAGCCAGCATTCCGCGATCTGGCTTTTCGGGTTATTGGGGCTCCCTTGTGTGGTCTGCTCGTAGAAATCGACCCTGGGCTGCCCCTCGGCGCTCTTTGCCTCGGCGCTGTCTGCCAGCATATTCCGCAGGATTTCAACGGCATTGTTGTAGTCGGCGACGCCGGCATCCCCTTCTTCAAACTGGTCGCTGAACATCTGCGCGACTTCCATCGCGCTCTTGTCGTAAAGGTGTGCGATCAGGTCGGCCTCTCCAGGCTGGATCCCGGGAGCGTCGATCGGCGCCAGGAAATCCTTGTAGTAGCAGATGCGGGAATCAGGCCCCCTCCAGGTCACGAGGCGCCGGGTAATAACATCTGTTTTCCAGATAGGATTTTCGGGGAGAGGGGTTACGCCGTCCCTTTTCAGAACCATGACGCCGGTGGGCATGAGCTGGGGTTCCTGCTCTTGTTCCTGGGTTTGAGGAGTCTCCCCCTGTTCTTCTTGGGGCGGCTGGATTAGCTGCCCCATCTGCGGCACGAAAAGATCGGTTTGCAGAATATAATCGCCGTGGGCGTCCAGGACGGGGTTGCCGGCATCATCCACAAGGAACGTCGCCGTCCTCTTGTAAATCTGGAATTTCTCCGAGTGAACGGTCTTCACAACGGATTCCCCGCGGACCCACGCATATTCGACGCCCTGGGCATGGCGCTGTTTAACGTGGCATTGGGAGGCCACATACCGCGCGTACTTTTTGACTTTATCGGCCAACTCGTCATCCTCGACTCCAACCGGTTCCGCGGTGAACCATTCCTGGTCGTCTGGCTGCCCGTAGAAGAATGAATTGCTCTTGGCGATCATTTGGGCGGTGATCCTCTGAGAAAGAGACGCCGTAAGGTTGGAGTGTTCGTAAATCGTGTTTTTTTCGACACGATCGGAAACATGGTTGTAATACCTGGCCGTGTATTTCTCCCGCTTCCCAAAGAAGCTGTAGGGATCGCTGGTAAGGATGAAATCCTTGCTGCCGGAGGCCCTGGGAGACTGCGTGGGCTGCCGCTTCCCGAGCTGCTGTTCAATCTGTTCGACCCGGAGAAGGGCGTGTTCCACAAGGGAATCCTCTTGGTCTCGCGTCAGCTTGTAGGAGGTCTTGAACGGCATCCTGGGGCCGTCCGGAGTGGGGGTCGCTGTAGGCAGCTTGCTGGAAAGCTGCTCCACCTGGGATGTAAAGTTTGAGGAGCTAATCATGGTGGAGGTCCGCCTTGCGTATCATGGCAGCGAATCGCTGTCAATCCGAAGCCGGTTTTCTTCTGGCGATATAGGCTGGGGTGAAGATGCGCTGCTTGGCTTCGTGGCCGGCCTCTTCGAAGGCTTTTTTGACGGCCAGGAAGTCGTCGCGGCGCGGGTGATCGGCGTTTCGTGAGTTCACGATGCCCGCGAGCTTGGATTTTACGAGCTGGCCGGCGGCCTTGCGGAATTTCGTGGTTTCCTCCGCGGTCATGGCCTGCTCTTTCCCGTCGGCTCCTTTGAAAACCGCCTTTGGAGCCTGGGGGGCCCATGCCTCCGAGGGGTTTTCCCTATTCCAGTTCATCAGAAGCTTGTCGCTCTGCTTAAGTTCGGGGGGTGTCGCCAGCGCGGTAAGGAAGAACATCCGGCTGATCGGATTGCCTGATTTCTTAACCTCCTCTCCGTAAGCGTCCAGCTTGGGCTGCGCGAGGTTGGCGGTAGGAAGCGACGTGTAGAGCGTTGGGGCGGTCTTTCCTTCCCTGACGGTATCATCGGTGCTGCGAAGCGGGTCCCGGATGATGTTTGGCACGAACGCCTGGAGAAGCGTCTTTTTAATCGCGGAAATGGGGGTTGCCTCACGGGAAGCGTCCGCAAGTTCCATGATGGTATTCATGCCTTGGAGGAAGCTCTTGGCGCGCACCTGTTCGGTCAGGTAGGACCAGACGTGATGGAGCTGCTCGTCTGACGGGGAGTTGCTCTTGAGCGCGTGGACGGTATCCACAACGCTACCCAAGACAGTTCCAAGGGGCTCCAGTCGCCCGAACGGGATCTTGACTCCATCCCTTCCGCCTACCCTGATGACATAGCTGCCTCCGTAAGCGCGGTCCTCCAGGTCGCGGAATCCTTTCCCGTCTTCCCTGGATTTCGGCGCGGCGCTTCCGGTGATGAGGAGTTTCTTTGAGTCGTCGTCCTTGTCGCCCGCAATGGCTCCCCACAAAAGAGCCCCAAGCCCGAGGGTGAGGACCTGTTCTGCGTAATCGCGCACCGCCGTTTCGTGGCCGGCCAGGTATCCCTCGCCTTTTGCCATGGATCGGATTCCCTTGGTGGCCCTGTAAGCCAGGGCCGGCGCTCCGAACGCGCGGCGCACCCCGATCCTCATGATGTTGTAGGGGGTTTTCACGAACGGGAAGATCAGGTTGAGGAGAGGGGCCTCTTGCCTCATGTCCTGAATCTTGGCTGCCAGATGCTCGAATGTATTGCCCCCCTCGGACTTGGTTTTAAGTTCCTGCTTGAAGCCGATTTCGTTGGCGCTATCGACGGCCTGGCGCCAAGCGTCATCCTTCCATCCGTCTTTTTTGGCGGCATCGTAGGCGATTTGCTCTCTCGCCATGGACCAGGCATCGCTTCCTTTGTCGGCAACGAGGTCGTCGGGGTTGATGGTCTCGTCACGCGCGGCAATGCGGTTGGCAAAGTGCTTCACCATCTCATCGGTGGGTGTGACCTTGCTCATGTATTCTGAAACAACCTGGCCGCGTGTTTTGACGAGTTGTTCCACCCGTTCCGAGAGAGCTTTCCCCGAAAGCCCTTCTGCCCTGGCAATCCGGTACGCATGAGTTCCTGCCTCCATCTGTGCAACGGCATTACGGATGAGCGCATCGGCAAAAAGGACTGCCCTTCCGGGAATTCGGATTCTGCTGCCGCTGACCAAGGGGAGGGTAAAGTTCCCGATTTTGATCTTTTCGGGGATTTTCCCCATCGGTGCATCCATGACTCCGCGGCGCACCTGCTCAAGTTCCAGGGGTGTGCCCAGGACGCTATTCTCAAAGAAATCGTGTTCAGCCCCCCAGGACCGCATGGCCTCTTGATAGCCTTTGGCAATTCCCGGGAAGAGCCCCTTGGCTAGGTATTTGAATTCCCCGAATCGCGCTGCTTTCTGATCACGGGCGGCCAGGTTGACCAGGGCTTCCATCCCCCGCTGTGCCGTGAGGCTCCAGACAGCATTCCCCGCATGGCCGAGGAAGTTGTAGATATGAGTATGAGGGCCGGAAAGCAGCCCCATTTTCCATGCTTCCAGAGCCATGTCCAATTTATCGGCCTCTCCTCGGGCTTCCTGGATTGCCCTGGTCATGCGAACAATGTGGGCTGGGTCCTCGATGTTGAATTTGGGCTTCCCTTGTTCGGCATCAGGAACGACCCCGAGGCGGCGCATCCACTTCTGGAATTCGGCTTCCGCCTGTTCTTTGGATACCTTGTTCCCTGTAATTAGGGTTGCCTGATCGGCCTTTGCTCCTGCTTCAAATTTTGCAAAGTGATCGGCGCGCATTTTGGCGACAAACTGATCCTTGATCCCCTGGATCTCATCCGGCTTGAGGCCAGTCATCTTGGAAATATGATCCAGAGACTTGTTTGCCAGGATCATGTCGAACGCCGCCTTCTTGGCGTCGGATCCCGATGGCCTGGAAAGCATGGAACGGAATTCATTGAGGATCTTTTTCTCCGCCAGTCGAAGAGTCACCCTGTCATTAAGGATGTCCTCTGGGGTGATGCCGGCGGCCGCAAGTTTATCCAGGAGGCGCTTGGTCTCCGCGTCGATCATCGCGGCTTTCTTCTCCGGGTCTTTTTCGGCGTCAATAGCCTTCATGTCCTTGCTGCCAGGCTTGGTCATGAGATCCACTAGGAAGTTGCGGTAGCGCTGTGCCGGCGTCATGTAGGGGTCAACGCGCGAGGCCATGGCGCGCCCCGCGGCGGTTCCGGTCATCCGGTAGCTATTCCAGAAGCGATAGAAGGCCGCTTTGTTCTCGTCGCTGGGATCAGCTACCATTTTCCTGCGAAGACGATCCGCCAGGATGCCCGCGGCAATGGTTTCCTCCGGGGTGAGCGTCTCGCCGTTGAGCGCCTTTGACTGGATCCGGTTAATCGTCCTCTTGGCTTCTCCCTTTACGAGATCCTGCGCCGCGGCTTCCCATTGGTCACGGGTTTCGGGCGTGGCTTTTTCATCGTAGTATTCATCGACGGCCCTGTGTTCCGGCGAAGCGGCTCCATAGGCGCGGTCGGGGCTGCCGATCTTTTTCTCCTTGCCGCTGTTTTCTTCCGCCTTGGCTTTCTCTACCAGGCCGTCCAGGTGATCCATGAAATCGTCGATTCCCTGTTCCCCGGCATCAGCCGACCGAGAAAGGATTTCGTCGGTATTGGTGATGCCTTTTTCGGCGAACCTTTTCTTCAGGCGCTCGTACGCGGCTTTCTGGAGGTTATTGACCGCCTGCCGGGAAATCCCCATTTCTTTTGCAATCTCCTCTCCGTTTTTCCCTTCCAGCGCACCATTGACGGCGGCTTGCATCCGCTCGGGAAGGGTGGATAGCCCCTCATCCAGGAGCGCCCTAGCTTCATTGCGCTGGGTGTCTTTTTCGGGGTTAGGGGAGGTGAGATCAGCGGTGTGGTCTTGCTGCGACTCCTCATAATCCGCCCCGGCTGGGTTGTTGAGCGTGGGCTGGTATCTGTCCGCGTGGGTTTTTTCCTGATTATAGAGATCGCGCAATGTATTTCTGACGGCCTGTCTGGCATACGCCTGGAAGGGGACGCCTCTTTCCGGATCGTAGGATTTGGCGGCTTTGGCTACAGCGATCCGAGCTACCTGGCGGGCTTCATCACGATCATACCCGGGAGTATTAGAGAAAAGCGCCGACTGCTGATTGATGAGGGGTTCCGATTCCCTCAACCTCTCCGCAGGAGTTTTTTGCCCATCTTCCGCTGCCTTGTCGAAGTCCAGCTCAAGCTGGTTTTCGTCATTAGCTCCGCGGGAAAATAAAGCATCGGAGGTGGTTGCGTTTGAGAATCTTACATCAAACGGAATCATGTCGCGATCAGGAGGTTTGATGAAATTACTCCTGGTGACATCGTGCATCCGAATCTTTGAATCGCTATGCTCCCAGTATTGACCATCAGGGCCATACCGAAGCTCCCATCCCTGACTATGAAGGTAGGGAAGAATCTCCTCTAATTCGGGATGTCTGCCCTCGATGAAAGGTTGCCTTACCCAGATTTCAGGGGTTCCGTCTGGACGAATGGAGACCCCCAAGAAATCAATCCTTGCAGATGGCACGATGGCGTTAAATTCAGCCTGTCGTTTGAGATATGAAAACGGATCTGCGTCTTTGTTGAAAAATTCCTTAATGACGAATGATTCGCCCTGTTCATTTCTAGGGGTGAAATAGACCTGATGTTCCGTCCCTCCGTAAATACCTCTCGCCCTAGTAAAGCCCTCAATGGCTTCAGGGGAAATAATCCTGTTATTATCCCGTGCCCATTCAATCAGGGCCGTTTGATTTCTAGCTCTATCCGAGTCCGACGGGGCTACCGTGTGATCCTTGGCCCCTCTGGCCGGGTCAATTTGCTCAAGGACGCGTTCCGGTTGAATTGCTGCTCGGCCTCCTCCGGAGATAAGGTCGTGTGCCTCAATTCCCCTGGGAAGAGGGCCGGAATTTTCTCCTTGGCGCTCTCCTTCTGGGGATTCGGATTTGTCTTCATGGGTAGTTGAGTCTTCATCATTCCAGTTGAGTTTTCCATTGTTTTCTTCACGTTCGCCATTAACACCCCTGGAGTACAACGCGGTTCCCCTGTCGGTCTCCCTGGTATCCATGGCTTCAAAAAGACCATCGAAAGCCTGGCGGATCCCGTTTTTCATCTCCTCCGGCGTCGGGTAGACTTTGGACCCTTTTTCAATGTTGGCGAGGTAGTCGTTGGAGATTCCCTTTTCAGCCAATCGGTCTTTGGCGTACTGCTCAAAAGCACGAGCGGCTTTTTCAATCGTCGTGTTCCAATAGGGCTTGCTGCGAGTTTCGTCCTCTTGTTTGGAGCGTTCGGTGAATCCTTTTTCCTTCAGGGCATCTTTCAGTGCGTTAAAGGCCTGCCACACTTCGGGACGCACGTTCTTTAGGAGCTGCTGCTGATCGCTGGCGTATCCAGGGGAAGCATTTTGCCAATCAGTCTTCCCGGTGATATTCAGGCGCGCGAAATAGTTATCGAGGGCATGGAACCACTCATGGGCAAGCGTTCCCGGCCCTCCGCCCTTGGTGAGATTGATGACTACTTGGCTGGGCTCGTAGTGGGCCAAAGCGGCATTTTTACCACCCTTGCCCCTTGCTCCGAAGGCAAGCCCAAGTTGTCCGTCAAGGGAGAGAGCCCTAGGGGGAATACCAAGCGCGGATGCCAAGTCCATCAGCGCGTCGAAAGAATGGTTGAGGTCAGTCTGACGACGGGTGTTTTCGACATAGTTTCCAAACTGGACGCCACGGAATCCAAACGCCTCATTGAAAGCCTCCGGGGAGACATCCCCGGGGCGCTGCAGCTTGCCTTCCCTGGGGGCATTGGTTTCATTGCGGCCCGTGGTCTGGGTTTTCATCCCCTCCCAAATCTTTGCCAGTTCATCGTAGCTGTTTGCTAGGTAGTCCCTGGCATCTTTCAGATTACTGAATCCAGCCTTGATTCGCAGGACGCTTGTTAGTCCCTTCTTGCCGATAAAGAGTTCTCCGCTTTGCCTGTCGCGGTAAATATTGAACGGGATCTTCTTCTGCTTTGTGGGCTCATCTCCGGCCGTAAGGGAATCACGCTCGATCCTGGCCTTGATTTGTGCGGCGATCTCCTTGAACGCGGCCAAACGATCAGGATTGGTCGTTCGCATTTCCGTCGTGCGTCCGTCATGTTCGGCCATGGTGAGCCATTGATCTGGGGTAACGATTTTATTGCCATTGCGGTCCCACATGGTGACCCCGCGGCTCTGGTCGATGCTCCAGTCTTTGGCTTGAAGGAAAGAGGGGTATCCCAGCTCTTTATAGAGAAGCACTTTGCTGAAAATCTTACTGCCGGCCTTTTCGGCGGCCTTCATCATGAATTCAAACGAGACATTGGAATCCGGAGAGGCAAAAGACCTCATGGCCTCATGGACGGCCCTCACCACCTCTCCCCATCGGGCTAGTTTATAGGGACTGCTTGGCTTTCTGGGGATCATGTCCCGAAGGGCCTTCATGGCTGCCAGGCGATTGGGATCAAACCCGGAAGCGATCAGCTTTTCGTAATCCGGCTCTGGGAAGTTTTTGGAAAGCGTGATGTCGGAGTTTTTCTCCGGCAAATCCTGGGAAATAGCGTCCGAAAACACCTTCCAGGAATCTTTTCTTGCACCCTCGATCTTCTCGCCAAAATCCTTGATCTCGGATGGGGTAGATTGCCCCCCAAAAAGGTCCGATCCTGGTTTTGCTTCAGCGGCGGGAGCCTTGATCGAGTCAAGCGCCTTGGAGAGCGTTGAGGGATCGCTATTGGCTAAGAGGCTTTCCTTGGTGGCGGTGAGGGGACGTTGACCGGCTTCGATGGCAAGCTGGGCCACGGCTGATTCAGGAATGGCCTCCAAGCGTTGGCGGTTTGAATCCTCAAGATTGTTTTCTTGGCTGTGCGGCTGCGATTGTTCGGGAGCGGGGGCTTCTTCTCCGTCCGGCTTGATAAAGGAAAATAGATCCATCGCCTCGTTGGCCGGGATGTCGAGATCACGCATGGCAGCCTCGGCTTTCGTTTCTGGATCCGTGATCCCTTCCTTCTCTAGCGCGTTGTTGTAGGCTTCGATTTCTTGTTTATGGGACGCAAACAGGTCTGGCGTGTATCCATGTTCAAAAAGGTCTCCCTGGGAATCTTCTGAATTAGCCCTGCGGGAGAAGAGCGCCTGCCCCTCCTGGACCGAATTTCTCATTTCTGGAGTGATGTCGATTTTCCAGATTGGGCGCGCTCCTATGGCTACTCCTGTTTTCTCGTCGTCATTTGCCATTCCTCGCGTCGCCGGGTTTTTCGGGTCGAGATAGAATTGCTCAACTCTACCTCCCCATTGTTTGACGTATTTCCCGACTTCCTTGGGAAGGATCTGATCGTAAAAACCTTTCATGCCCTCGCCGCCTACCTTAAGGTCTAGGCCTCGCAGTATTGTAGCTCCGGAAAATGAATCTTTTTCGCCCTCTCCATTGGCAATTTTCTCTGCAATTTCTTTTCCTACGTTATCGGAGAGTTCCGCTTCTTTGAGGTCGTTACCCAAAGAGGACCATTCTCCATTCCTGCCTTTGGGAATAAATTGAACCTTATAGGTTCCATCATCTCGTTTGACGTATTTGAGTGCATCAACCTGTTTGCTCAAGTCATAGCGTTCGGCCTGGGTGTCTCCGCTCGTCCAGCCGATCCATTCCTTGCCGCTTGCGATAGCATCACGCAAAGCGCGTTTGAACATCTGGACTGACCAATCTTTGCGGAAGGGGGCGTCGGGGATGCCTGCTTCAGGAATTAACTTTCTAGCTGCCGCAATAGATTCCTCTGGGGTGTCTTTGTATGTGCCGCTGACATACTCCCCTGCATTGTTCCACACACCATAAGAAGGCCCGTCGCGTCGCACCTCATATCCTTCAGGGAGTCCTTTTTCTGGAATGCTTTTTTGATACCCTTTTTCTCGTCCCTTCTGATGCCTGTCAGACTGAATCTCTTCGATGAAAAGACCAGGTCTCCCGTCAGCATCTTTGCGCTCATCTAGCCTCATGTGGGCTACATAGTTTGGGATGCTGGGGAAATGGGAGGAGCGATAGGTTTCCTGATTTGGTTTTGCCAGCATCTCATCCTGAGATGCCTTCCCGAGAAGTTCATTTTTAGTTGCCGATCCCTCACGATAAACCCAACCGTCTTTGTCCCAGATGTTCCATGTGCCATCCTCCATCTGGCGAGCCTCCATCCCGGCTTTAAGATTAAGGGCATCTGATCCTGGCATTGACAGGACAACCTCCCTGTAATTCTCGCCTCCTGGGATGGAATATCTCTTATACTTTGGCTCAGATTTTTGACGATCTAGCTTGTTGGTGTTTTCTACCAACTCTGTTTGCATCTCACTCGGGAGGTCTTGGAAATCGAGATCCTCACCTTCTCCGGAAGTAAAGGTGTATTCCTCGGAATGGGGATCATATTCCGCCGTAAATCCGTATTTTTGAGCGATCTGCTGGGCGTCGCGTTCGGCCTGTTGTGCGGCCGGTTCTCCTAGCGTTGTTTCTTGGAATTGAACGCGCCCCTCATCTCGGAGCCACTGCATCAAGGTATCCTTGGGAACTTTGCCTCCGTTTTGCTCGGCAAGCTCGTCAATCTTTGGAAGAATTCCGGTCCATTTCACCTCATCGGGCTTGATTCCAGAATCCGGTTTTGTGATGAGGGCCTTGATTTGATCGGCCGTTCCGGCTTTCCCTTGGATTTTTGCTTCCAGGGTTTTACCCATCTTGGAATAAAAGCCGTACTCATCGGTGTCGGCGCTGCGCGCAAGAAGGCTTGAGAGTTTTTCTCCAGCAACGACGCTCTCGCTATCGTCGCTTCTTCTGGAAAGGAGGGCAAGCTGGTCTGCCGGAGACGTGGGGGCAACCGGCCTGGATCCCTCTTCGCTTTCCAGAGAAAATGCTGGCTTGGTTTCGTCAAAGAAGCCCATGAATTCCTGCCCCTGTTTTTTCTCCAGGCTGACAAGCTCCTGCTGCTCGAACTGATTGAGCCCTTCTTCGGATCGCTTCCGAAGGAGTTGGCGCATCCTTTTAAGGGGGTCTTGCGCCCTCCTTGATGAAAGTTCCCCGGCGGTCTCTGATTTTTCGACCTTGGCTTCATGGGCCGCGATCGCGCGCTGGATTGTGCTTTCTGCCGTTTCTGTATTTCCCAGGAGATCGGGGGCATTCTCTCCTCCCTCATTACTGAATCGCTCGACGGCTGAACCGATGTCCCTCATCAGTTCCTTGAATCCCTCGATGGTAGATTCGCTATCCACCGGCTTGATTCCCTTCTTGTTAGGCTGGAAATACTCGACCTTCTTTTCAAGCGCCCTGGCGATCATGTTCATGATCGGGCCGCTCTTCCCCATTTCCATCTGATCGGCCGCATAGCGAATGGCCGTCCCGATTTTCTCTCCGCGCTTGGAGTAGTCTGCAATGTTCTCCAGGGCTCGGCCCAAGGCATCCGCGATGTCGCCGCGGCCGGCCTCACGGAGGCGCAAGGCGGTCTCTGAAGAGGCTTCCAGGAGGCCGACCATCGTGGCGTGGCCGTTCTGTAGCCTTTCCGAGGTAAAAAATTCAGAGAGGGGCTTGCTATGGAATGCGGCCGCCATGACAAGGCGCTGCATATAGAACTGGGCCTGGGTCGGATTCTTGACCAGGCCGGCCATTAGGTTCCGGTCCAACCCTAGCTTCTCGCTATCCTTGATAAGGCCAATCAGGGCGGTGCGGGCCTGCTCGGGACTCATCGTCACGGGAAGGTTCACCAACCGCTCCGCCGGGATCTTCAGCGCCGCGTCGATGTCTGCGCGTGAGGCGGTATCCTGGACGACGCCCTGCGAAGGATTCAGCTTATCGACAAGCTGTTGATACTTCTTGGCCTGCTCGGGGTCCCGTAAATCATAGACACCAAGGAATCTCCCGCCCATCCATCCTTCAGGCATCCCCTGTAGCCCGAAATTCGATTCTTTGGATTTCCAAAGATCGGAAAGGCGCTCCTGATCTTCGGCCGGGGCCAACTTGATCCCCATAAGGCGGCCGTTTCCTCCCGCCGCTTGGAGCTTCACCTGGGGATTGCCGTCCTTGTCGTTGAAAATAGTCAAGGCGTACTGCGGGGGTCCGTCCGCGGCGCTCTTAACGTCGCTCACGATGGAATCCTCATCCAGGGCTCCCGGGAGTGCTATCTGGCGGACCTTGTTCTGCTCCGTCTCGTCGGAGTGATAGGGGCGGGTGTTCTCCCCTCCGTAATTCGGGTTAATCTGGAAATCTTCCCCGACATGAGAGGCCTCGACCCGATCCAGCGGCGCGGCAAAGTAGGCGGCCGGAATCTTTTCGCGGTTTGCTCCCAGGACATAGGTTGCTTCTCCCATGTGCATCTGGGATAGAATCTGCTCCGCCTGGGGGCGAACATCAGCAGGGACGCTTTCGGCGATCTTCTCCGTGTCGGCGGTTTTTTCCGCCAGGATTTCAGCCGCCCTATTCTTTCTCTCCTCGGCGCGAGCCTTTTCGGCCTCGCGTTCAGCCTTTTCAGCTTCTAGCTGGGAAACTCTCTCTCGGAGCGATTCGGCTTCTCCTCCTCCACTAGGTCCTCCAGACACTCCTCCAAGTGTTCCTCCCAGTCCTTCACGGTTGGTGGCTGCCTTCTCATTTCTTGAAGGTTCCTCGCCCTGTTTCGCCACTCCTCCGCTGTTTGTATCCTGGGATCTGCTGATCTGGTCATATTTCTCCCGATACTGATCCAGGAGCTTTGCGTCAACCTGGGAACGCAGCGATTTAATGGCCTCTCGGAGGTTCCCTCGCACTTCTTCTACCGATGCAATGGTTTTTTCCGATGCCCCGGATGCACGGAGGTTATCGGCCAGTTTGGAAAGATAGGAGAAGAGCGAAGCCAGGTGATTCTTGATCTGGGCAACGATCTTGGCGGGGAGGCTCTGCTCGGTAACGAGCGCGCTGCCGTCGTGGACGTTTCCGTTTTTATCTACGGCCAGGTCATGCTGGGCCAGCATCCGGAGGAATTCATGGCCGAGCTGATAGGGAGCGTGTTGTCCTGGTTTTTCGCTGTAGATTCCCTCGACGTGGCTCTGGAGGTCTTTGGGCAGTGAGTTGAAGAGATCGGCCGCTTCCGCGTCGGCGTAGTCGGCGGCCGTGGGCGTTTCCTCGACTTTTTTGGCGCGCACCTTGTCCAGGCTCTTAATGATGGATTCCCTGGATCGTCCCGCCTTGATCGCCTGATCAGCGAGCATCTTGTATCCCAGGGCGTGGATGGCCTCCTCACTGACAAGCAGGCTGGCGCGAGACGGGTGTTCAAGGATCGTCTTGACGTTTTCGCTTCCATCCATCAGGTCGCCAAGGCTGATTTCGAGATTCTTGGAGTTGCGAAGCAGTACCCCTCCAGAACTCAACTTCTTGCCGGAGAAAACCACCTTTGAGAACGCATCATTCCATTTGGCGATTTCCGGCTGCAGTTTCGTGAGGACCTGGGCAATAGCCTTGAGGTGATTAACGGTGATTGGCTTCCCGTTCACCTTGACTCCCGAATTCTGAATCTGATCCAGGAGTGATTTCACCTGATCCTGATTTACCTTTTCCTGGGCCTCGGTGAGGTCCGGAGACGCGTCGGCCTTTTCGGTGGAATCTTCCTCGGGACGGAGATCCAGGAGTTTCCTGTTGGTTTCCTCTGCCTGACGGCGTTTCCCTTGATTGCTGGCAATGGCGTCGTTCGCCATTTGCTGATGTTTTTCAGGCGCCTCTCCGGGATAGCTGGCTTTCCAGTATTCGGGATCCTCGTTGTATTCCTGGAGATGCTTTGGAAACACGCCTCCATCACTCTCGAAGTCGGCCATGACTCGCTGGCGCAACTCTTCATTGGTGATGTCTTCGGGGTAAGAAGCCTCACGGAGGCCCGCATAGTGATCTGCTACTTCTTTTTCGACTCCCTGGGATTGGAGAATTTTTGAAAGCATCGTCCCCCGTTTTGTTTGCGGGGACAGAGGGCCTTGCTGCTCTTTGTTGTCCTGGGTTTCTTTTCCGAGGATCCGCGGAGCGGGCGGATCCTGATTTTCCTCACCGGCTTTTTCTTCCGGGCTACCAACGCGGACCATATCGCTTCCAAAAAGGAGAGCATTGTCTTTGGTAAGGGCATCTTCATTTGCGTCGAGGTTGAATGTTTCGATGTGATCTCCGTTCGGGGATTTGACGGATGCGATTCGGTTGCCTTCTTTGTCGGAATCAATCGTGATGACGTAATTGTTGCCAAACGGATCTGGGGAATGGAAAACGTCGCCAGGATTGGCATTCTTCCACATTGTGGCCGCGCGCTCTTTCCTGTCTGAAAGGGGGGCCGTCTCATCAAGGGGATCGGGATCCGATGACGCTAGCTTTTCGGACTCCCCAGATTGAGTTTCAGTCTCTTGGCGATTCTCGCCACCTGGAGTCTGGTTTTCCCCTGCTTGATCTGCCGTAGCCCCAGGTTGTTGTGATGGCGCCTTGTTTTCATCGGATGAAGTCGTGCTGTTGATTGCGCTGATCGCGTCCTTGGCTGCCTGACCTGTGGCTCCAAGCATTTCCGCGGCGTGGGGAGCCATTCCGGAAAGCCATGCCTTGGCAGTATCCGTGATGACGGTTTTCCCCTCGTGATCTTCGATAAAGGGAACGCCGGCGCTGGTTTTGGCTTTCCCAACGGCCGCACGTTCGGTCTCGGTGAGGTTCTGGAATTCAACGCCCTGGGAGATTTTCAGCAGGGCGGACGCAAGGTCGGTCCTGTTTTCTTGGGCAACATTGACCGGCTCGGTCCTGATTTGCTGATTGAGTGCTGCAATCTGGGGGCCAATCTTTTCAGCCTGACTGGGATCCGCGGTGATTTTCTGGAAAAGCTCGTTGCGCTGCTTGACTAGATCCTTGGTAGCCGGGGAGGTGTTGAGCGCGTCAATTTGCTGATCCGCGGCCATGAGAAGCTCCGGCTTCCCATTCCAGTTTTCAGGCAGATTGTATTTTTGCTTCAGGGCATTGATTTGAGACGCCCCCTTATATTCTCCGTATCCATGGAAAAGGCCCCAGAGGGCATCTTGGATGGTTGATTCTGTGGAAGGCTTCCAATCTTCGCCTTGGATCGCCCTGGAAGCGGAGCCAATAGCCATGTTGCTGGCGGTGGCCCCGGCTGTTCCAACCACCCCCTTTACCAGAGGAGACGCGTCCTTGAACAAAGATGCGACTCCCGCGGAAGTAAGTTTTCCGCCAACCATGTAGGCCGCTAAAGCAGGGAAGCTTTTTGCCGCCGCAAGGGATCCCGCTTCTTGTGCTTTATCCTCGATTTCCTTTTCGTCTTTTACCCCGGACTGCTGAAGTTGGGATTTGGTCGCATCATACCCCTCGCTGTAGGCTTGCGATGCTCCCTGGAGAGTAAAGCCGACAATTCCGGCCGGCCCGCTAAAAGCCATGGCGGGCAATGTGCCGACAAATCCGCCCGCCCCTTTACCGATTTGTGCGGAAAGCGATTTGTCGGTCGGGTCAACACCGTAGGCCGCCTGGTATTCCCGGTTAAGCTGGGATAAATAATCAGCTCCAGATTTTGCCGCATCCGCTAGACCCTGGAGGGGCTTATGGTTATCCGGGTTGGCCTCGCGTAGGTTTTGGGCGCGCTTTTTGGACCAATCAAGATCGCTCTCCATTCTGGCGATCTTGTCCGGGTCTGCGCCCGCGGCCTTTTCAGCATCAATGGCTTTTTGCTGCTCAGAAACCTGATCCTCGGCAACGTCGGCAAGACTCTTGTTTTGGGAGGCGAAGCGAAGGATACCTCCGACTGTCGAGGGAATGATTCCTGCCAGGGATGCTCCGAAATTATTGACGGCGTTGACAAACGGGTTCCCGCTTTCGTTTCCCGATTTGATCGGTTCTTGCGCCGTTGCCTGGAGGCGCTGCCTTTCGCCCTGAATCCATTGATCCTTTGCTCTTTTTAAGATATCGACCTGGACCGCTTGCTTTTTTTGCTGGTTGTCAGCATCAAGCATTTCTTTTGCCGCATCCTGAATGGATGGATCCATCCCCTGAATGAGCGCTGATCGCTGTTTGTAGTCTTGATCGAGTTGGTCTAGCTGACCCGCGGCCGGTGCCGTAATTGGGTCCAGCTTCATTTGGTCCCGAGCTGCCTGCTGCTCTTTCTGGCGCGCCTGATTGTAGGCATCCTGCCCGGCCTGGAGCTGCTGAACTTGCTCGTTCCTGCCGGCAATCTTTTGCTGGTAGGCCTGCTGGTCCGCCTGAATCGAGGCTCCTTCCTTGTCTAGCTCTGCAATCTGCTGGGCTGTTCCCCCCTGCTGTCGTTTTGCCTGGAAATCAGCAATCCGCTTTTTCAGCGACTCTCCTTCTTGGGAGAGTTGCGCGTCGGTATCGGAAAGATTTTTCTGGGTTTCCGCTAGCGTTGCGGTGGCGTCCTCGGGCGCCATGGCGCCGATTTGCCCGGGAAAGCTACCGGCGGCCGTTCGCCTGGCCTCCTGAAGGTATCCCGCCGGCCCCATTTCCTTGAGCTGTTGCTGGCGGTTGGCAGCCTCTTGGAGCTGCTGCCTGGTTTGCTTGATCTTGGAATCGGTGTCGAGCTGCTGCGTGACAGCGTTGAGGGAAGACTGGCGCTCATCCTCGGCCTTTTGCCAGTCTGCCATGGCTTGAGCCGTGGCCTCCTTGTTTTCACCAAACCAGGAAGTAACCGGCTTGGGTTTTTCCGCGGGAGCCGAAAGAGCTTCTTTTTGGGCAAGGAGGTTTTTCTTGGCTTTTTCCGAAAGCCCCGAAGACCCCATGATCGCTTGGGTAGGGGTTGCTGGACCGGCCTCATCACCGGCATCTTCTGGGGTCTCGGGCTGCCCGGACGCGGTGCGTAAGTTTTGAATCTGAAGGCGAAGCCCGGAAATCTTATTAGCGGTATCCTTTAATTCCTTGGCGTGGAGATGAATCGCGCTGGCAACCGCAACCTTATTGTCTTGGGACAGAACTCCCTGGTGAGGGTCAATCACCTCCCATGGCGAGTATTGATTCTGCCGATAGAGATTCTCGTCAGTCGGATCGTCGGGGTTTTTCCCGATCTTTGCATCGGCATCAGGATTCTCGATCACTTTCCCAGGCTTTCCTCCCGGATTGTAAGTAACCTGATAAGGCCGGCCCTGTTCGTCGTATTGAACGGGGTGCCGGCGCTCGACGACGGCCTGCTGACCGGTTGAAGGATCGACCCTGGGCCGAGCGATCCCGTTTTCGTCGTAATCGTACTGGCGGCCGGTGAGCTGGCTATCCTGGCGCGCCTGTGAGTTTGCCGCCTTTTTCTGCTGGCTGTAAGCTATCTGGGCCTGCTGCTTATCGTAAGAAGCCGCCTGTTTGTCGTAATCGTTGATTAGCTTGTAGTTGTAAGTGTCGTTCTCAAGGGTTCCCGCTGGCAAAAATGTAGGCTCAATCGGGGCCTGCAGCGTTTTGGGATTCTGGATGTCTGCGTTTCCGGCCGGCTCCGGGAGGGACGCGAAGTCTCCCGCTTTTGACTCTGGAGCTGGTGATCCGCTTTCTTGTTGAGAGGAATCTTGCGCGGGAGCGTAATCCTCTGGGGTAGAGCCGGGAACCTGGCTCTCTTCTTCCTGGTCGTCGAGGGCCATGGATTAGGAGTTTTTTGAAGGATTGTTTTTCTCCTCGTCCTCTTCTTCTGGCTTTGCTGAAGCGGATCCGGTGAGGGGATTTGCAGGGGGGGTGTAGGCCGCCTGTTGAGTTTGCCGAGGGGAGGGGGTCGGGTTGACGGCGGCTAGCGCTTGGGGGGATGCATCCTGCACGGCTTCAGCAATCCTTGTGTCGCGGGCTTGCTTCTGCGGGTTGTTTGGATCCCATGAATTCTGACTGTTGTACCCGTAGGTAGAAGCTCCAGGCTCCCAGCTATGAGGCCCTTGCCATTTCGGCCCTATTGCCGCGACAGGGGAATCCGGACCGCTTGACGATCCTCCTCCGGATCCCTCTGGGGTCATCGAACTAGCCCCGCCGGCCACCGGCTGCGGCGGGGTAGGTGAAGAACCCGCGCCCGGCGTGGAATTGCCCGTCGCGGGACTAACACCTTGGGAAGCTACGTTGAAACTGGGGGAAATACCGGCTCCGGGGAGAGGGCCTTCCTTGGCCTTATCGGCGGCGGATCGGTTGTCACCCCATGTGGTTCCCGGGGTGCGTCCGGCCTGAATATCGGCGACATCGGCGGCCAGCTTTTCCCTGCCGGCGCTGGTCTCGTAGTACCCAGGCCAAGGCGCCGCTTTCTGGGAAGCTTCCATCGCGTTCGCAACAGTCCCGACCTTGAAATTCTGCGCCCTTGCCAGGTTTTCCTGTGCGCTGGCATTGCGAGCCGTTTCCATGGCCTGGGCTTCAGCGTCCGACCTGGCCTTGATATTCCGAAGCGATGCCCTTGCCGCATCGTTGGTCTGCCCAATGCTCGGGCGGGGTTTTACCGACCAAAGGCCGGCGGAGGGTTTTTGCGGGGTTGTCTGCGGAGGCATCGTGCGGCGCGGTTGACGTTGCTCTGCAATAGCCGCGGCAGCGATTCGCTGTCAAGTCTGATTCACCAATTCATTGCAAGATTCTTCTGCCTGCCGGCATCTTCGCTGGAAAGTAGGATCTGAACATCCGGGGGAACAAAGCGGTCCCTCACCGGAAGGGCGTAGGTCGTGGCGCTGCCGATGTTGTAAACGCCGATGCACCCGCTCATCACGTCGTCGTCATGACCGCTCCCGGCTTCCATCCTTCCCTTCTTGTCCACAAAGCTCGCTAGCTCGCTATGGTAGTGGTGGCAATGGATGACCACGCGCTTGTTTCGGATCATCTCGTGGAAGTGCCAGATAATTGTCGATCTCACCCCTCCGTACTCCGCGCGGTCCGTTGTCCGCCATCCATCCCAGGATCGTTCCGCCCCGCTGTGGGGATCCCTCTCTTTCCGCTGCCAGATAGGCGGGCAAGGCTTGTCGGTCATCGCCCGAAGTGCCGTGATGAACGCCATGCCGCTGTTATTCATTTCGGGGATGATCATGCAATTCCCGTAGTAGGCTGACAGCGCCCTAGCCAGTCGCGCGAACGGGATCATCGGCATCCGATTCGGCGGCCTGATCCTCGACACAAGCCGAATTGGAAGAAGCACTCCTCTTTCGTCCAGGTATTCATCCCTCCAGACTAGGCAGCTATGCGCGTCGGGATCGTCCCCCTTGGTCTGATCCTCGCCTTCCGCCAAATCCACGCTCATGAGGTAGCGGCATCCCAATTTAGGCGCCTCCCATCTCCAGACTGTCGCTCCATCGGCCCCCGTAGGCTGCCAGATTGCCCGCTCCTTGGAATCATCCACGTTCCCCCAGTCGGGAGTGGTCCGGCACAAAAGCTGGATGTGGGTCAGCGCGTCCTCATCGAACACCCTCCGGCCGCTCGATGTGAAGCAACTATGGGGATCCGCGGGATGCTCTTCCTCGAAAATGCGAGTGCTGGCCCGGCATTTCGTCTTAATCGTAAGCCGGCGCCAGGCAAGTTGCTCCCAGACATCGCAATCGGTCACTTCCTTCCCAAGGCGTGGACCCGCCGGACCGTCGTTCAAGTAGAGGTCCAGGAGGCGCTTCTCGCCGGCATACCAACTCTCCGCGTCGAGCGTCCGCTTGATTTCCTCCTTCTGCTCCGGGGTCAGCTTCACGCGCGAATCCTCGAATTCATACCAAGCAGCAAAGATCCTCACGAAGTAATCCCCTGAAAGGCCGCTGGCATCATGGGGTTGGTCCGGGCAAAGCGCTTCCCATTGTTTCCAATAAAGCTCTCCGTCCGGACATTCGCCGGCGCTCGGCCACCTCCCGCCCTGCCATGTGTTGTAAAAAGGCCCTTCCGTTCCAAACGGCGTCGATTCCAGCAAAACGACGTTGAAGCCTGAATCAGGAATGGCATTAAGCGCTGCATCCATCGTGTCCTCGGGATTCTCCCAATGCGCCGCCTCCGTTCCATGGATGAACTGGGGAGTCAATCCGCGGACCGTGGCCTTTCCTCTTGCCGTCGCCTGGGTCAAGAGACTCCCATGCTCGAAGGTCATCTTCTCCGTCGTCGAGGTCACGGGGCTTCCCCACTTTCCCCTGAAGCCGTCCGTCTCGGCGTAGTTCTGCATCATGCGGAACACGATGTCGCTCGTATCCAGCTTGTCCCCGATGATGACCCCCTCATGCCGGAAATTCATGAGCTGGTGATAGTGAGCTGCCCCAACAATCGTAGAGGCCCCGCGCTTACGGGGCTTCACCAGGATTCCACGCAAGGGCTTCCCCGCCAGGAAACGGGAAATATAGAGCGCATTAAATCGGCGCTGGAGAACATTTAGCCGGGGCTTGATATTGCGCCCCTTCACGTCGCGGATGCGACCGAAGCTCTCCAGCCAGATTCCAGGGTTAACCCGGATCAGCTCTTCAATACCGATGCTAGGCATTTGAGGGTGATCTCCTTGAGGTCCGCCATGTGGGCATCCTTGGCTTTCTCCACGGCCGTCGTCATCACAACTTCCGTCTCATGCCCCTGCGGCCGAAACCCTGCTTTCCATAGCTCATCAAAAAGCACCTGGGCATCCGCGTTGGCAATGTGCGCCGCCATGTCGAGAACCGTCCCTACCGGCAACGGCTTCTTGCAAAACTCAATCTTCTTCGCCGGCCGAAGCTGCTCTCCCTTCCCTGGCTGATCGTAGATGAAGACGGCTACGCCACCCTCCGGTGACTGGTTGGCTTGAATGTGGATTCGGGTACTCATTTGAAAAAGGATTGCCACTCAAACGCACACCCCCAATTCGCCTCCATCATGTGCGCGAATCCTGGCTGGGTGTCCTCCTCCGCGGTGGCTTCAAGAAGGCGCTGGTAAAACTCTTGCGGGAGTGCGTGGACTACCTCACGCCGTACATAGAACTGCGCCCCGACGCTGAACGGGATCGCCGCGCCGGTATCCCCTTCACGCCCGATAGCGCCGTAGGCTTTTCGGAGGATCGCCTTGGCTTGGTCAAAGTGAGGTTTGTGCGCCGTCGCCTTATTGGGAGCATGGGCCCCCAGGTAGCAAATGGGGTGGGGGAGAGATTCGTTCAGGATCGTATCCACCAAAACGGAGGCCCCGTGATGCCAAGGCCCTCCCTGGAGGAACAGCGTCACGTCGGCCAGGTCATCATACCAAGTTGCCAGATGGTAAAGGTATTGCCCGGCCTCCCTCGCCGTATTCGGCAAGAGTGTCGTCCCGTCCGGGAGGTCTCTCCTTTCCTCGTCGGTGCAATAGACCACGGGACGCCAGGAAGAGGGAAGCCACTTGAGCCAGCGAAGATCCTCCCGGTAGGAAGCGATTACGACATCAGTAGTAGGGGACATGGCCGAAGGCCTACCCCGTCAGCGAATCGCTGTCAAGGCATCAATCAGAATGCCTGATCGAACATTGCTCCCGGGCTATCCACTCCGAGGCGGCATACACGCTAGGGTTGCTCTCATCCACCTTGCAATTTGATGTGCATTGCATCGTGAACCTGAAGAATGTCAGAAACTCGAACATATAGACCCTCCCGCAATGATCACACTTGGCGATATACTTGGGAACTGCGTAGGGAATCCCGCACCGGAATCCAAGACCATTGCGCTTCAGGCTGCTGATACCCCAGTCGGAAAGACAAAACTCCTTGGGCTTCCTTTCGGGGATTGCCTGGGCCCGCTTCTTTCTCTTGGGTGGGGATTGCCCCCATTCGGCCTTGAACCCTGGAGGGGATACCGATTCCAGCGAGACCACCGCCTCCGGCTCCTGGACTTCCACCAGTTCCGGCGATGGCATACTAGCCTTAAGGATGGCGTCGGCCTCCTCCGTAAACCCTGCCGACTTCAACGCGCTAGGATGCCTCATCAGCCGATGAGCCTTGCCGATAATCTGCCTCACCCGCTCGGTGCTGTATACCCTCCCCGGGCATATCACCCTCCCGATCGAGGTCAATGTCATCTCCTCGAAGTACCTCATCCGGATGACGGCCTTCAGGCGCGCGGTGGGGAGCGAGTCAACCAGGTGATCCAGCGCCTCCCGGAGGATGCGATCAGGAAGGTGCTCAGATTCGTTCACAACACCCTCCCTCCGCAGCGCTCCATGTCGCTCATCGCGCTGGCCCCGCTCGCCTGGATGTAATGCTCCGCGGTCTTGAGGCTGCTCCACCCGAAGTGTGCCTGTAGCCCCGTGATCGAGTAGCCGGCCGCGGCCATGAGTGTTGCCCCTGTAGCCCGGAGCCCATGCGGTGTCACCGGATGGGTGATCCCTGCCCTGGTTGCCATGGCTTTCACCCTGTTCCATACCTGGACGCGGGAAAGGTCCACCCCCTCATTGCTGAGACAGAAGAAGGCCCGCAGCACGTCCGCCACCAGGGGAATCGCTCCGAAGGGGACCACTCGGGTCTTGTCCCGCTTGGCTACCTTCGCCGGTATCCGGATCGTCCTGGTCGAGAGGTCCACCCAGTCAGGGTGACAGGCTCCGATCTCCCCGGCTCGAAGGCCGATGATTCCCAGGCAGAGGATCGCCTTATCCTTGGCATCCTTGCCGGCCTTCAGCATCGCCGCGATCTCGTCACGGGTCAGTAGCGCCTCCAAGGCTTTCGTCTTGCTGGTCGGACCCTTCACCTTGAAGGGGATGATTTCCGGGGGATTACTCTGATGGAGGATTGATCTTAAAGTGTTCATGTTGGATTTTCTCGCTTATTGCCCCGCTATCGCGTCGGCGACAGCCTTTCGCTGTCGCCACCTTGCCGGCGGTGGTCGGCGCTGCTGGCGGGGCTCTTGGGTGGCTTCTTGGGGTGTTCTAGTTTTGGGGTTAGGCGACGAGTGCGGCCAGGCTGCCGGCCGTGCTTTGCGGATCCAGGATCACCTCGAAGGTAAATCCCAGGGCCTTGAGGGCCTTGATGTCGCCATGGGTGAGGGTCTTCCGGACAGTGAGTCTCCGGATGGATTCGGCGTGTTCCCCGGTCGCATAGATCGCCGGGGCTCCGTAGTTCTGCCGCTCGTAGATGTGGATGATGCCTAGTGCGGTGGGGATCGCTCCCTCGATTTCGTTTGGTGTCTTCACACTAGCCCCTACGGATCGACCGAAGGAACCGTCAATGAGTTTTCTTAACTTTTTTTATTCAGCGGTTAAGAATGTTGCTCGGTCAAGATTCCGGCTCCTCTGTTCCATTCTGACCAGTTTTAACATTTTCCGGTATTATGTTAATGATCTCCCCCTCTGCCTCCAGGCGAATACCCAGTCCGGAAAGCGCTGCCAGGGCCCGGGACGCCTCCGGTGATGCCTGGATCGCTTTCACGATCTCATCAGCGGAACGGAAGTCGGCGCTGATCGAGACGGAGCGCTTCACCGGCGTTCCCTCGTCGTAGGCGAGTTGCAGGGTGGCTGCCGCTAATCGGGTCTTGTGGTCCGGCTGGATGTCGAGAGCCTTGGCTTTACCGTCGTAGATCCTGGTGGTTGCCTCCATCGCGTCTCGGATAACTTCCTTGGCTCTCACCCTGTCGTCGTCGGTGATGAGGTCTGCCAGCCTTGCGGACCGCCGGACGACCTTCCTTACCGCGGGCTCGTCCTTGATCGCCTGGGACAGCTTTGCCTCGGAGGCGGAGAAATCGGGGGCGGATTCCGGGGGGCACGTTGCGCGCGCGAAGCCCATCTGGTCCGTTAATTGTTCCCCCTCACTTACGTTATTTAGTGATGATCGCAGGTTGTCCATATTAAGTAGCTTGGTGATTTGTTTGCTCTCACTCTCAAGCGCTGTGATAGTGACTAGTACTCCTTACGGACGGAATCCCATTCACTATCACGGGGGGTAGTATACGTAGTATACCCCCGTGATAGTGAGTCCGTGAGAGTACTATCACGGCCCATGATAGTAAAACCGTGATAGTTCCGTGATAGTGAATTGGTCTGATTCATATTAAGTTAATTATTTTTAATTTTTATTTTAATCAATTTTCTCACTCTTGATTTTTATCTTCGCGTCATCATTGGATGCCCCTGCAAGCTGATTGAAGATTGATTCCATCCAGTCGTTGAGGATGACGGAAGAGTCGCCGGTTGGGAGGTCCTGGGAAGGCAGGAAAATCGTCACGTCCCAGGTCTCGCTATTCTTGACTGCCCGGATCATGAAATTCCCATGGGGAGGCATTTCCAGGATGTGGAACTGCTTGCTCATAGGTTTCTCCACTCGTTCTTCTTGAGGGGTGTGCCGGCCGGGAGGAGGCGGAAGGAATGGAAACCGGCCTTCATGGCGCGCTTGATGGTCCAGTTGGCCGGGATCTGCATGATGCGGCCGTCCCGATCAATGAAGGGGATGGTCTTGGGTTTTATTGGGGTAGGGCGCATGGAGGCTCTGCCTGGGGGTAGATGGGCAGCGAATCGCTGTCAGATTGTGCAGCCTGATCATAGGCGGCGAAAGCATCCATCCAGAGGGATAAGGCTACTTTTGGGACGCCTGGGTGGTTCTGGGCCTTTCCGATGATGGCGGTACCGGTCTCTGCAAGATCCTTGGCGATTGCTCGCCAGGTATCGCGCTCCTTCATGACTTCGAGGAGGGTATCCAGGCATTTATCTACGTCGTTACTCATGATGGGTGGTTGGTTGGTGGTGTCTCCCTTGGGAACAAAGCTGAAGGTTTTTCCGTCGGGATTGGGTTGTTTTTTGGCTATGTGGCGATTGCAAGCTGGGCAGATACCTTTCTGGTATTTGCGATGAAGGGATTCATCCATCTCCAATTGATAGCCGCAGCTAGTGGAGATGTTTCCGCTCAAGAGGATTTGATTCCAGACGAAGAGCCTCATAATTCAGGGTTTTGGCTGATTAGGAATTGGTCGATCTTCTTCCACCTCTTTGCTTCGACGGCATTGGCGGCCTTTTGGAGGCAGACGCCTAGACCATCTCCGCGGCGGTGGGTGAAGGTGGCAATGACTTCGCGGTTGATCCGGACCTCGTAGATTCGTTCTCCCAGGATGTCGTTGGGGTCTCCCCCTCCGATGTTGACGATGGCGATCATCGAACACCCCCCACCCTTCGATTGAGGATTTCAATTTGGTCGCGGAGGTAGCGGAGACAGTTGGCGATCTCTGGGCCTGCTGGAACCATGCTTGTGATTAGTCCTCCGTCGTGGTGTATTTTGCTTTCTAGGAAAGCCAGCTCTCTTTCCAGCGGCATCTCATCCGATGGTTCAGGGAATCCTCTGTATATTTTCACGCAGTCCGGACAAGTCGCGTCATCAGACCGCATTTCCGGAGGATTAGTTGATAGGTATGAAGACCCGCTGTCTTTCCCGCATATTTTGCATGGGACGCTTATCATCATTGGCAACGGGCGGCGGGTGCGGAAGCGGCGGTTAAATATGTTTGCTGGCTTGCCTTGCCAATACCCAGATACATCTTCCCACCGTTCGATTTCAAAAGTGGATGATTCGTCCCCCCGCTGGACAAGCTCTTTTGTGTGGGTGAACTCTCGCCATTCGGGTTTAACTTCGCTCTGAACTGCTTCTCCACACGCCTTGCAATAGGTTCCATTTCCTATTTGCTCGCAGTGCTTATGCTCGCACCCTTTCCGCGCTGGACACTCCTTATTCCCTTCGTGGATGAAACCGCCAGCGTCCCCGAGTCGCGGCACGTTATGAAAGACGCGCTCGCCGCAATAGGAGCATGTTGGATAGCTCACGGATTCCTCTGGCGCGGGTACGAGTGCGGCTTCGGCTTTCACGGCAAGGTCATGCCAATAGTCTGAGTTCTTGCAGCGTAAGGCTTCGGCCTCCCAATGATTTGCAGATTGTTCTACCTTGTTCAGAAGCTCCCTGAGCCTTGCGACCTCGTTCTCTGCTTCTCGCTTCTGGAACATCTGGTCGTCGGCAGACTTGTTGGCGATTTCAAGAGCGTCGTGAAGTCTGTTTATCGTGAAGTCTGCGAGAGAATGCTTTCCCTCTCCAGTTTCGGAGTGTGTGGTTTCGGTGTTCATTTGGTTAGTTGGTTGAGTTGTTCATATTCTGCGTGAAGTTTTCTCCAGTCTTCTATTTTCATACGCCCTACTCCTGCCGAAAACAGCCTCTCCAGCAGCTCGCGGAGCTTCTGGTTCTCCTCTTTAAGATTCCCATAAAGATCCTCCAGTTTAGACCTTTCTTCCTTATACTTAGTGTACCACTCGTTTTGAGCGGCCCACTTTGCTTGATCAAAGCCAGCCTGAAAACTTGGAGTGTGATAAAATCCAGCTTCGATAAAATCACCTCCCAAGATAATATCCTTGAGCCTTTTAACTTCAGCCTCCGCCTTCTGCCTCGCCTCGCGCTCGCGGCAGAGGTCGGTTCTGGCAATCGCATGGCCGTCAAAGGCAAGTGCTAGACCGCAAGACATTACGCGGCCTGCAAAATGCTTCATTTCAATTTGTTCACTCCCGCAGTGAGGGCA